CAGCTGGACCATATATTACCATTATTAATAATGGTGAAATGTATTATTTGTTTAGAAGTGTTAGTGTAGTTGTTTTTATGGCATTTGTTTTTCCGATTATATATATCATTGAATGGGTTACTGGCTATAATGTAAAAGGAGGATGATCATCATGTTGGAATTATTGATTATTATAATATTAGCAACATATTTGGGATTATTCTTAGCCAATATATTAAAGCTTAATACCGCGGGTGTTTTGTATGGTAGAGTATTTTTTGCTGCCATAATACCTATTATACATTTTATAATTGTTCCATTCGGAATATTATTTAAGGGATTAAGAGATGGGATGTTTTTTAAAGTATTGTTATTGATACCTCAATATTTTTTGATTTATCCTGTAGTTTTGGCACAATATGCAGCAACTGTTAAGCCGTTAAATGAAAGACAGAAAAATGTTGTAAAAGTAAAGCAAGATATTGATGACTATGAGTCTGTATCGGAAGATATGTTATTATCACCGTGTTAGTAAAAAGCCTATCTACAGGATGTAGATAGGCCTTTTATATGAAATATATATGCCCCTATAGTGCCCCCTATAGATTAGCCAATAGGCATATGTATTGATTATAATTGAGATAGTAAAGTACATACCCTCAATCCGCACCAAGCCAATAAAATAAGGGCTTACAGGTAATTCTGTAAGCCCTTATTTTTGTTTGACATCATAAAGTTTTATGGGGTCTGACATCATTTTGACATCAGAATATTTTAGAGATGCGTTCCACGATGTCATCTTCCATTTTAGGAGTAACGTGAGAGTAAGTATCCATTGTTTCTTGAAATGAAGCATGCCCTAGACGTTCTTGTATGGCTTTCATATTTGCCCCATTTTCGATGAGAAGGGTGGCGTGGGTATGTCTGTTCCATGCATTGTAAAAGAGGGCCTGCCGATTAAATTAGCGTATTTCTTGCATAACTTGCTAACTTCATCAGGGCAGCGAGGATTACCTTTAATGCCAGGAAATACTAGATTATTATTAATCCAGTTCATCGTCTTGATTCTGCGCTTATCTATGACTATTTTATGCTTCATAAGTTCTTGGAGCGTTTCTGCATCAATGACTATCATCCGTTTGGATGATGTAGTCTTAGTCGTATTTGATATAACTGCAGTGGATCCGATTTTGAGTGCTGTTTGTGAGATGGATATGGTCGATTTCTTAAAGTTGATATCAGACCATCTTAGGCCTAATAATTCAGAGCGTCGCATACCAGTTGCAAATGCTAATTTAAACAATGCATGATGCTCAGAATTAGATATATTAGATAAGAACCTTTTAACTTCATCTGTAGACAACGTTACCATATGGCGGACTTTAACCTGCTTTGGCCTATCTAGGTTACGCATATAATTTTTGGGGATGATATCATCCTTTACAGCTTGTTCTAATATCGAGCTCAGTATTGTCATGGTGTAGGATATAGTTCGAGAAGATAAACCATCCATAGATTCAAATACATATCTTAGCGTGTTTGGTTTAATTTCTGCCAGCTTTACGCCACCTATTTTGTGTCTAATATAACGATTAATGATGCCAGTATAACTTTGATAGGTAGCTGGTGTTATGCTCTTTTCTTTTAGCTGTAGCCAAATATTAATCCAATGATCTAATGTTATTGTGCCATCAAAATTTGCGCATGATTGATTAGCATTTACGTATTTTTCCATAGCTTCCGTAGCAGCTTTCTTTGTGCTGACATAAAAGTATTTTCGCTTACCATTTATCATCTTCGATACCTGGTAGCGGCCATCGGCTCGTTTTTTAGCCATAAAAATAACCTCCTAGGCATGGTAAATACGCCGTAGAGGTGATATAATCAAATAAGTGAAGGCTATATCATCGTCTAAAGCGTTGAAGTAGTCATTACCCCTATCTTAGTTTGACGACAAGATAGGGGCATTTTTTATCTAGATTGCTTTAATGGCTTCAATTAATGCATTTCTGTTCCAGTTTACAATTTTGTTAGCAGCATCTTGCACTTGGAATGGGAGATTTACATTCCCGCGTGGTTTGATAGCAATGATTTTTTTATTCATTCTTTTTGATTCGTCAATTTCGTACTTGATCCAATCGCTGTGATTAGTGTACATGCCTGCAATTATGATAACGATGTTGGCATGCTTCATTTGCTCTGTTAATGCTGATTTTAATTTACTTGTATTTCCTGCATCTAATGGGTCATGTTCTGGTACACTATAATTATGGTATACTATAGATGAATGATTTAGCCAATCAATTATCGTATAGTAATCATCATTGTATTTCCAAGCATGACTAATAAAAATGTGCTTTCTTTCTGTGTTGAAAAACATACATACACGTCCTTTCAGAAATGGAGAATAAAAGATGAAGCAAAAATTTATGAAAAAGCCAATAGTTATAGAGGCTTTTCAAACCGATAAAGAACTTATTATTCAAACGTTAGAAGGTCCAATGAAGGCATCAGTTGGGGATTGGATAATTACAGGTGTACGAGGCGAACAATACCCTTGCAAACCTGATGTATTTGAACGTACATATCAGCCTGTATCCGGCGATACAGAGCTCACTTCTTACCTGTAGAACCACTATTCATATTGGCCCAGTTTATATTTTCGTGTGAAATAATTGATTCGCATCGTTCGACTAACAATATAAATCGGTCATCATCTAATAATTCTTTATATACACCTGCTTTATTTAAGTAGGTGTATTTTTCATTTTTTAGTAACTCAGAGGTTTTTCTATACTCAATCCAGTTTTCATGAAAATTGTGCAAACCATGTAAAGCTACCACAATAACAATGCCTGCAGACGATGTTGCGATTATATATTTTATGAGTTCGCAAGCTGTGATTGCTGGTGTCAATACGGCGATTATTCCGCCAAGTGCCATTTCAGCCCATTTACACCTTTTAAATCTACTTTGGTTGGAACTACTTTTTTTATCGTACCATTCAATCTGATTATCTAAGCGTTCATTTATATATGCGTCTATTTCACATTGTGTCGCCATGATACCTCCTAACGTGCAATCAAACATTAAAATGGTGGTAGAAATCTATATTCTCCAATTCGGCATCATCAATACATGTTCGACGGACCATTTGCTCAACTAGATTAACGTGTTGATCTAAATAGAAGTCATCGTTAATAATGTGCATTAATTCGTGCTTAATTTCCTCCCTCATACGATCATGAGGGAGGTTTTTGTTTATATAGATGTTATGGACATCCTCACATTCCTCTGTCACAGCATTTGCATGTGGCAAGTCGCAGTAAATCAAATTTACAACCAATATAACACTCTCCCTTGTGTGGTTATAAAGCTTTTGTCAAATATTAATCGTTCTAAAAATAATTAATGGAATTACTTTTGTAGTAGAAGCCGCAAAGAAGTTTTTAAGTGTATCGGAATACGTATCGACTAATCCTTCAACTGTAGATTCTGTATCTGGGTCTGAACTTAGTTGAGGCATGGTTGTATCAAACATTCCTATTACCACCCAATTACCAGGTAAAGTTGTGCCGTAATTTTTTAGAATGCTGCCCATAGGTATTTTTAAGTACTCTTCAATTATTGTGCCGGATACTTTAGAACCATCTGAGGTAGTGATAGATAAATCTATCGTACTTGGTGATGCTTTTATTAAATCTGACATAGCATTTATATTATTTTTAGCTTCTTTCGCCGTTACACCAAATACTGTTTCATGTGTAAATATAACAGGTACAAGTTCGGTAAAAATAGATAGATTTCTAATCACAACTCTGCCTGTAACGAAGCCAAGTTTTGCCTCGTTGCTTTCGTTTAGGTTTATTTCGTCATACTCTAAGATATTAATTAAGTCTATTACTTGTTTATGGAATGGATCGTAGTTCTCTGTAGATGAGATAGTATTATCTATTTGTTCTTTTGCGCCTATAGAGGCTTTTAAAATCTTGATATTGGCTTCTACGCCTGCATTAGAAGAAGAACCCTGCAAAGTAGCATTTGTTTTGCTAACACTTCGCAGGGTTCCATTTTTTATTTGAGATATAAATGAATCGACACGTTCGGAGTCGATATATAGAAAATCGACTAATCCCGGCTTAATCTGAACCGGTTCGCTAGGTTGTTGTTGGTCAAGGTTGTCTTTCCCCATTTGTTGGCCTCCTTAGAAATTTGCTTGCTAGTTTCTCTGTTGGCTTCCATCACTTTATTGAGGCGATTAAGTTCTTTTGCTACTACGCGCAATGTTGTAGTTTTCATAATCAATCACTCCTTTTCTATATAGTACCATAAAGTGCGGTGGAAGTGCGAATATTAAATTGTAAAAGAACGAACTTATTTATTTTTTAATTTCAAAAGCTCAATATATTCAACTGCTTTCTCCAAATCCTCCTTACTAATATCTTTAGCAGCAGAGAATAGCATACGAGCCCCTGGGCGTGTCCGCAAGTACTCGGCGAATTCAGCAGCTTCTTTATCTAGGTAATATTCCTCCTCGGTTTTATCTTGCCTTTCTACTAATTCCGATTTTGGGACGTGGAAATAGTTTGCCATCATTTCAATTTTATCTATTCTTGGGTAGGTATTGCCTTTTAACCAATCTGTTAAAGTAGTGTATTTAAACCCTAAATCAGCACATAGTTTATTTCTGCCTATTCCGCGGCTATCCATTAGCCTTTGGAGATTTTGCGCCATAATTTCCTTATTGCCTAAATCACTCATCTCAAATTTCCTCTCTA